GGACTACCGCTCTTCTGAAAGGCCAACAGATCGGTGGACCTATTGCAGCGCACTGTTTTGAAAAAGCCGGAACATACCCTTGTTCAGTTAGAATTCAAGATGCTTTTGGGGCTTATGTAGATCGGTACTTCACTGTAATTCTTAGATCGGCGGACGATTATTACAGTGCGGGAAACACTATTTGTATCTCTAAGGCTGGAGATTTTACTGGAGCGCCTAGTGGGGCGACAACAACAACTACGCCTCCTACAGCAGTGACAAGTAATACTCGCTATCTCTATCGGGCAGGAGAAGACTACAGCACAAGTACGTTAAGCATTGCTCATTCTAAGTCTAAGGTTATTGTCGGTTCTTTTGGTAGCGGATCAAAACCAAAAGTTTTGAAAAAATTAGTTCAAACCCCTCCAAAGACAACAGACACTCTCTTAAACAGTGTCACCTTTATGGATTTAAATGTAAACGACATGGATATACCTTTTGGCGATTACATATCTTTTATAAGATGTGATTCGTTTGACCAAGGGGCTAGCGATCCTTATGTTGCTGGCTGCGGAGAAACAGTGACCTACTATTATAATAACCCTCCTGACAGTACAGACTTATCCGATATTAAGTGGCCTAAGAATTCCGCTTGGATATCTAATACAATTGATGGTAATTTGGTTACAGGGAACGCTGTAGGTATAAGAGGAAATAGGCCGATACTTCTTGGAAATGATATAAAGAATCCCTCTGAACACGATGTAAGGGTGTTTCTTGCTTATAAGTTATTTATGTCCCATAATTTATTGGGTACAATTCAAAACAACACAAAAATGCATTTAAAGTTTCATGCTAAAGGCACAGGAACTTTTACCGAAGATTACGGCTCATCTCCTAATCCCGGATCAAAGTATTCAGTTGTTTCTGATAATTATAATTCAGAGGATAGCGCCAACTGGATTATGGCGCTGGCTCCTCAAAACAACTCTTCTACAGAACTTGTTTCTTATATCATTATGGAAAGGAATCAATTTTTGTATGCCTCTGGCGATACTGCGGTAAAAGCTTTTCACATACTTAGCGGACAAAATCTTTGTGTCCGGGATTACACTCTTTCTGGAACAGTTACTGCGAGAAGGGCGGTTGGTTTTGATGCTTTTTCACAACCAATAGGGACAGGCGCGCTTTCCCCGTATTTTGTTCCAGCAGGAAACCCCTATATTGATGGATCAAGGATATTTACGGCAACAGGAGCAGTAACTCCTTCTAAGGCAGGAACATGACAATACCATCTGTTATTTCTAAAGTTACAGGATCCACAACTACTGCAACATTAGTTCAAAAAATTATTCTTCCTGAAAATATCCAAAATGGAAATATGCTTGTTGTTTCATTAGGATTAAGAACTCAAGCAGGAACTACTACGGAAACATGGGATAATGCTACAGCAGGAACTTTTACTGACGTACTTGCGTATAATAGAGGACTTCTTAGACATGTAATATACTGGAAAATAGCTGATGGAACAGAATCCAGTTTAACTTTATCAATTGTTACTTCAGTTAGTGCTGGAGGGGCTTGGGTTTCTTTTTGTATAGATAGCCATAATTCTCTTATAGAAACTACAGTAACAGGAGCTGGTACTGGAAATACTTCTCCAGGAGTTGGTCTTACTCCAACTTGGGGAGCTAAAGACGTTTTGTGGATTTCTGGATATACTGGACCCGGAAGTAATATTTTAGCTCCAAGTGGATATAGTTCTACTTATACAGTAGCCGGTTCTGGTTCTACAAGAGTAGGATTAACTACTATTGAAAAAGGAATATCTAATACTATTTCTGAAAGTTTAGCTCCTAGTTCTTGGGGAATAAATCTTATTTCTGCCGCAGAAAACCAAATTGTTTATTTACTTGGTATACAGGGAGCTGCGGCAGGCGGATTCACTATTACTTCCGTTAACGAAGGTAATGATGTTTACTCAGGACAAACTTTTGTAAAAGTAGTAGGCACTGGCCTTAGCAACGTAACTTCTGCTACTTACAAAGGAGCAGCTTGTTCAGAAATTAGTAAATCAAGCAGTCTCAGTATTACTATGACTTTCCCTAACTTCTTCACCAACAATATCAAAGTTGGTGCCCAGCATTCATTAAAAGTCCGAGGATAATTTATGGCTAAGATCACATTCAGTAATATCTCGTCTGGTTATCAAAGTGTCAGCACTCTGAACAATAACTTCGACCAGTTGGAGTACGAACTCCAGAACAATGTCCTGTACAGGAATAACCCTACTGGCGAGCCTAACCAGATGAGCAATGATCTGGACATGAATGGGCACGATATTTTGAATCTAGGTAACGCTACAGTCGTAGCCTCTGCTAGTAGCGTACAAACTATGCTTTGGGGTACGCAACGCGACGGTACAGGTACGCACAGTCTTAGCGTAGGCGATGTTTACAGAACAGTAGAAGTCTCTGCTAGTTCTTCGGTAACGGCGGTTATGTACCTTACCCTTGCCTCTACAGCAGGATGGGTAGGTGGGCAATGGGTCTCTCTTCTTCAGAAAGGAGTAGGTAAGATCCTGGTTACTCCCGCAGCAGGGGTCACGATTAACTGCCCCGCTACTGTCAAAGGTACTCGTAGGCAGTACGGAACGGTAACACTTCGGTACAAGGGCAGCGATATCTGGTACTTGGATGGGGATGTATCCGTATGACGGTAGAGAAGATCACGGGTTCCTACCAGTTCAGGTGTATGACTCGGGAACAGAAGGATATCTATCGCAAGGATTTCCTTGAGATTGCGGATCCTACAGGATTCATTTTTGCCGAGAAGTGGTTGGAAGATGGTTACCGCAAGTGGACCTCGTTTATCCACAGTATTGGAGTAAAAGAAGAAATCAAAGAGTGGCAAGAGACGCTAGCCATTAAACTCCAGGCTACAGCAATTACGCAGATTGCAACTCAACGGGATTCCTTCCAAGCTCTGAAATGGCTGGCAGATCGTGGTTGGGTAGAGAAATCAGATAAACGCACTAAGGAAGCTAAAAAAGCAGCAGCAAAAGTTGACGAAGCAGTAGAAGCCGATATGGAAAGACTAGGACTTAAACTTGTCAAATCGTAGTAATAATCAACGCACTCGTCAAGGGCGACGGGTACGCAGACAAGAGCTTTATAATGCGGGGATAGTTCCTTCTCCGCACCATAGGATAATTTCTGATTATCTTCAGTTCAACGTATCCAATACATATTCTGCCGCTGTCGGGCAACTTGCTTGGAATGTGGATAATGGGACAGTTGATTTAGGGATGGATGGCGGAAATGTCACTATGTCTCTGGGTCTTGAGACGTATTTCCATGTGCGGGCGGACTCTACTATTAGTTGCGGCCAAGTAGTTATGGCTACCGGTACACTAGGTAATAGCGGAAAGCTAAAAGCTGCTCCAGCGAATATTACGGACCCGGCTCAAGGAATATACATCATTGGTGTGGCAGCAGAGAATATTGCCACTAACGATTTTGGATACGTGACTTGTTTCGGCATAACACACAATGTCGATACTACTGGGGATGAATCCAGCGAAAGCTGGTCAGACGGTACAATTTTGTTTTATAAGCCTGGAACAGACGGGAAATTTACTAATGTAAGACCAACAGCGCCTAGTCCGCATGTATTAGTGGCAATGGTAGTTAATAGTGCAAACTCTGGAACAATCTTTGTTCGCCTTACGCACGGCCTTGCTCTAGGCGATATTAATGGTAACGTAGAATTCAGTACTCTAAGCGACAATGATTTTATTGTCTATAACTCTGGTAATTCTCGTTGGGAGAATCAATCAGTAAGCGAAGTTAAAGCTGTAATGGGTTTGCCCAGTGCCCTTACTTGGTACTCTGGAAGCGGCTCTCCAGAAGGTGTGGTAACTGCGGTAGTAGGTTGTCTGTATTCTAATACAGATAGTGGTGCTACGGATTCTCTTTTTGTAAAGAAAACAGGAACGGGCAACACAGGTTGGACTTCATTAGGATAATAAAAATGGAATGGCAAAACCTATTTAATATAGCCGCTTCTTTTGTTGTATTTTTGCTAGGCTGGTTTGTGCGGTTAGCATATGACGCAACAGTAGCTATGAAAGAAGATATTACAGAACTTGAACGTACTGTATCTAATCATTATGTGCGACGAGAAGATTATAAACAGGATATTCGTGAAATAAAAGATATGCTTATTTCAATCACTGTTAAAATAGATAACAAAGTTGATAAACATGATTTGAGGTTGCATGACAACTAAGAATGAAATACGAGAAGCCGCAGAAGCGGATCTCTGTACATTTGCAAAACTTGTCAACCCAATGCGGATCTACGGAGAGATCCATGAAAAGGTTTTTCGTTTTTTGCAGCATTCGGAGAACGATCTTAATCAGCTAATTATGCTGCCCCGGGGACACCAGAAATCTCATTGTCTTGCAGTGTGGTGCGCTTGGTGGATAACAAAGAATCCTGAAACTACGGTTCTGTACATTTCAGCTACGGCTCAGTTAGCAGAGGATCAGTTGTATGCCATTAAGTGCATCATTGATTCTCCAGTATATCGTAGGTACTGGCCTGAGATGCTGGATCAGGACGAAGGTCGCAGAAGCAAGTGGAGTACGACAGCAATTAACGTAGACCATCCATCCAGGATTAAAGAGATGGTTCGAGATAATACTATTCGCACTGCTGGCCTAACCACAAACACTACAGGATGGCACGCTGATGTGGTTATCGCAGATGACGTAGTAGTTCCTGATAACGCTTATACAGAAGAAGGTCGTAGGAAAACTGCCGCTGCTATGTCCCAAATGTCCTCTATCAAGAACGCTGGAGGAATGGTCAAAGCAGCAGGTACTCGGTATCACCCTTCGGACCAATACAGTGTGTGGCTAAATCAAGAAGAAGCTATATACAACGATGCCGACGAGATTGTGAAATACATTCCTGTCTGGGAAACAATGGAAGAAGTTGTAGAGGTAGACGGGGTATTTACTTGGCCGAGAGAAGCGCGGCCTGATGGAAAACGATTTGGTTTTGATCGGAAGATCCTTGCTAGGATTTATGCTGAGTACACTGATAAAACTCAGTTCTATGCTCAGTACTATAATAATCCTAATGATCCCGAATCTAATCGTGTTGATCGTTCTCGCTTCCAGTACTACGATCAGAAGTTCCTTAAACAAGTATCGGGCAACTGGTACTTCAAAGAAACCCGACTTAACGTATACGCAGGAGTAGACTTTGCGTTCAGTTTATCAAAAAAATCCGATTATACGGCTATCGTTGTCATTGGCGTTGATTCCTCTAACGATATCTATGTACTCGATATTGACCGCTTCAAGAGCGATAAGATCAGCGAGTACTACGATAGGTTGGTGTCAATGTATAACAAATGGCAATTCAAAAAGCTCAGAGCGGAAGTCACGACAGCCCAGCAAGTCATCGTCAACGATTTGAAACAAAGGTTCAAGGAAGGCGGTATTTCTCTCAAGATTGACGAGTACCGTCCTAATAGAAACCAGGGTTCAAAGGAAGAACGAATTGCCGCCGTACTGGAGCCTAGATACCAGCAGCAGGCTATGTGGCACTATCGTGGCGGATACATACCCGTGCTTGAGGATGAGATTCTTCTTGCTCGCCCTGCTCACGATGACATTGTGGACACTCTTGCAAGTATTGTAGAGATTGCCCAGAAGCCGCGAGAGAGAACTGAAAAAGTAAAAACGACTCCTGTATCTGCTTTGTTCAATAAGCGGTTTGGAGGATTTGGAACAACTATGGGTGGAATAGCATATGGCCGGTAATGTAGCGCAACTCAAGGAACAACTTCGTCCTGATAACCTTGCAGGGCAAATTTACATGATGTGGAATGATTTCTACAATCAACGAAAACCTTGGGTAGAAGAACAAAAAGAACTCAGGAACTATCTGTTTGCTACCGATACTAGCAAGACCAGCAACAGAACTCTGCCTTGGCGTAATAGCACAACTACGCCTAAGCTCACACAGATCAGGGATAACCTCCATGCTAATTATATGGCTGCGCTCTTTCCTAATGACCAATGGCTCAAGTGGGAGGGTTTCTCGCTTGATGATGCTACTAAAGCAAAGCGTGAAGCCATCGAATCCTACATGCAAAATAAAACTCGATTGGGTGGATTTCGTACTGTTATTTCTCAGCTATTGTACGATTACATTGACTATGGTAATGCTTTTGCGGATGTTGAGTGGGTAAACGAAACTAAAGAAGATCCTCTGACGGGAGAGAAAATTCCTGGATATGTAGGCCCGAAGGTTGTTCGTGTTTCGCCTCTGGATATCCTCATTAATCCGGCTGCTTCTAACTTCAAGAACACTCCCAAGATGACCCGGAAGGTTATGAACCTCGGGGAACTCAAGGCCCTTGCAGAAGATTTTCCCAATGAAGGTTGGGTAACAGAAGCTCTGGCTAAGGCTATGAAGTTCCGACATGATATTGCCAATGGGCAGTATAGCATTGAGGATTTTGATAAAGCAGCAGGCTATACCATTGATGGCTTCGGTAACCTGTACGAGTACTACCAGTCGCCTTATGTAGAGTTGATTGAGTTCGAGGGAGATTTGTATGATCCTTATACTGATACTCTGCTTCGTAATCATTGTATTACGGTCATTGACCGTTCCAAAGTAATCCGTAAAGAAGTCAATCCTAGTTGGTTCCCCAAAGGCTCCAAGGCTCACGTTGGCTGGCGTTTGCGTCCTGACAACCTGTACGCTATGGGGCCACTACATAATCTTGTTGGTATGCAGTACCGGATCGACCATCTGGAAAACATCAAGGCTGACGTATTTGATCTTATTGCGTTCCCTCCGCTGAAGATTAAAGGAGAGATTGAAGAGTTCGATTGGGCACCGGGTGCCGAGATCCACATGGATGTAGAGGGAGATGTAACTATGCTGGTGCCTGACACTACGGCTCTGGCAGCGGACACACAAATCGCTATTCTCGAACAGCGAATGGAGGATTACGCAGGCGCACCTAAGCAGGCTATGGGTATCCGTACTCCTGGTGAGAAGACCGCCTATGAGGTACAAGCACTTGAGAGCGCAGCGGGCCGTATCTTCCAAGAGAAGATCCAGAACTTTGAGGTGGAACTGCTGGAACCGGTCCTAAATGCCATGCTGGAGATCTCCCGCAGGAATATGGACGCAGCGGATATCGTCCGAGTATTCGATGACGAGCTTGGTGCCCAGATCTTCTCCACGGTAACCAAGGAGAATATCACAGCTAACGGCAAACTCCGTCCTGTAGGCGCTCGGCATTTCTTTAGCCAGCAACAATTGATCCAGAATCTGACGGGACTATTCAACAGTCCTGTAGGTCAGTTGATTGCTCCTCATGTATCAGCTAAACAATTGGCGCGGCTAGCCGAGGATCTCTTTGGCGTAGAGCGATATCAGTTGATCTCTGACAACATTGCCCTGATCGAGCAGTCCGAGCAGCAACGTCTGATGGCTGTACTTCAAGAACAGGCTGTCGGGGAGGATGCTGCAATGATGGCAGCGGACCAGCAACAGATGCCAATTGGTTGACAAATCAACGACATTCTGCGATAATCGGAGACTATTATGGCTAAAAAAGGCGAGTATAAGAAGACGGCTACTGCCGACAGTGTACGTCAACGAAAATATAATAGCCAGCCACAACAAAAGAAAAACCGCGCTGCCAGGAATCAAGCTCGTAAAGAAGCCATGCGAGATGGCAAGGTATCTAAGGGCGACGGTAAAGATGTTGACCATAAACATCAACTAATGGAAGGCGGTACTAATCATAAAGCTAATCGTAGGGTAGTTAGCAGGGGTGCTAATCGAACTCGCGGTGGTCGACTAGGAGGAAAACGATGAAAGGCAAGAAGCACGAAATGAAAGATATGAAGGGCGGAATGTATGGCAAATCCCCTGCTTCCAAAAAGCCTGCTATGAAGAAGGCTAAGAAAGGCAAGAAGTGAAAACAGCTTGGTTCAAGGGCGCTAGGGACGATCAATCTAAAGCGGACAGAAAGTCCCAGATTGTCTCAGCAGCCAAAGCCCTAGAGATTCTGACCGGAATCCTTGAGGAAAAGATTAAGGAAAAAGAGTCAGAAAGGAATCTGCCGAAATGCTACGAACTCGCAGGGTTCGCGTACTTTCAAGCAGATGCGTCCGGTTATATACGGGCGCTTCGGGAAGTTCAAAGCATTATTGACCTACAAGGAAAGGATTAAATATGTCTGAAGAATTCTTGGGCGAGACCACTGCCCAGCCAGCCGAAACTAGCCTACCCGCAGTTGAGGCACAAGCGGTAAAGCAAGAAGGGAAAGCCGAATACGGTGAGTTCCTCCAAGCTATTACCAACCCTGAAGGAAAGCCTAAGTACAAAACTGTGGCGGATGCGTTGATCGGCGCAGCTAAGGCGCAGGAGCATATCCAGCGTATCGAAGCTGAAAACGCTGAACTTCGCAGTGTCGCTAAGAAGGTTGAGACTATGGAACAACTCCTTCAACGCCTTGAACAAGGTAAGGGTTCCGACCAAACCCCGATTCCGAAAGTCGAGGATCAGGAGCAGATCGTTCTTTCTGTACTGGAGAGACGAGAACAGGCTCTTCGTGAACGCCAGAACCGTGAACAGGTACTGGAGTCGCTTAAAGGAAAGTTTGGAGATAAAGTCCAGGATGTCCTTCAAGCGAAAGCTACTGAACTTGGTCTTAGCGTAGCTGAGATGGGTGCATTGGCTGCACGTTCACCTAAAGCAGTACTTGGTTACTTCGATGCAAAAACCGTGGCTCCTTCCGTACAAAGTACGGTAAATACGCAGGCTCTTTCTCCAAAACAAACGGAAGTAAAAGCACCTGACAATATCATGTGGGGCGCAAGCACCAAGGATGTTGTAGGGTTCTTCCGGCAAGTTAAAGAGGAAGTAAACAAGGAACTTGGACTTACCTAACAGGAGAATACTATGTCCAATATGACGCTGAACTCTGCTGCGTTTATCGAAGCGCAACAGTATAGTCAGTTTATCCTTCGTACCCTGCCGACTGCGATCCTTCCCGCCTCTTTCTATCGGGATGTATCGGATTTCGGCGCAGGTTCGACGCTAAACATCAAAACCATTGGTACGGCAACGATTCAAGAAGTAGAAGAGGATACTCCTCTTATCTACAACCCGATTGAAACCGGCAACATCACTCTCTCAATCACCGACTATGTTGGCGATGCTTGGTACGTTACTGACGTACTGCGTCAAGATGGTTCGCAGATTGAGGCTCTGATGGCTGCTCGCGCACAGGAAGCTACCCGTGCGATTCAGCAGCGTTTTGAAAGCCGCTTCTATCAAGTTGCCTATGCTGGTCAAACGGCTGCTAACCCCAACAACGTAAACGGCTTCGCTCACCGCTTCCGCGCTACTGGCGCTAACTGGACGATGGACGAAGATGACCTGATTGCAATGCGTCTCGCATTCGATAAGGCCAACGTACCGCAGTTCGGGCGCGTTGCTATTGTTGATCCCGTGGTTGCAGCAACTTTCCAGAAGAAGGTTGTTATGACCTCGCAGCTTGATCGTCTCCCGGCTTATCAGTCGGTACTCGAAAATGGCTTCAACAACGAGCACCAGTTTGTAATGCGAATTCATGGCTGGGATATCTGGACCTCTAACCTTCTGCCCACGGTCGCCGCTGGCACGAGCGTAGACGGAACCAGCACTCAGTCTGCTAGCACTACCTGTATCGCTAACCTCTTCATGTCCATCGCGGATGACAACACCAAGCCGGTTATGTCGGCATGGCGTCAGCCCCCGAAGGTTGAAGGTGAGCGCAACAAGGATCGCCAGCGTGATGAGTTCCTTACGACGGCTCGTTGGGGCATGGGAGTACAGCGCCGGGATACCCTCGGTGTAGTTGTAACTTCTGCAACGGCAACGGAATAAGGAGTAAATAATCATGGCTAAAGAAAATAGTGCAGGTCTTGGTGTAAGCGCCCGTTATGGTGCCATCTCTCTTCCTGATGGCGCTCGCGGTGAACTCGGACGAGGCGAAGGCGGTATTTATACGCTTGCCGCTGACTTTTCGGCAAATCTTATCAACTCCGATTCTATCGGTCAGGCGGTAACGGTTCTGCATCCGGGAACTCTGGTGCTTCGCGGTTGGGCTGAAGTAGAGACGGCTGTCTCTCTGAGTGCTGCTGGTGCTGCTGTATCCATTGGTCGCCAAGGCGGCCTGGGTACGGATAGTGCCGATCTCTCGGGTTCGGCTGTCGGTGTGGGCTTCAAAGCTCTGGGCCTCAAGGGGACGTTCTCCACCGGTATCACGGCTACAACGACGGTTGTTGTTGGTATGGCTGCTGGTTCAATCGAAGGTGGCGCTGGGCGTTTGATCCTTGAGATCCTCAAGGCTTAACGATAACTACAACGACAACAACTCTTAGGGGGAGTTGGGGCGGGTGTCCCGCTCCCCCTTTTTTATTTTTGGAGTCAGTATGAAACTTACTCTCCTAGAGATAGTTCAAGACATAATGAACGATATGGATGGAGACAATGTTAACTCCATCAATGACACAATTGAAGCGCAGCAAGTTGCACAGATTGTCAAAACTACGTACCTTGAAATGCTGGCTAATCGCAATTGGCCGCATATGCATTCTCCTTTTAATTGCAATTCCTCTTCGGATTCTTCTTATCCTACTAGCCTATCCATACCGGATAATATCAAAGAAGTTAAATGGATTCGGTACAACAAACGCTCCATTACCGACACGAAGGATAAGTATGAAGAGATAACGTACCTCCAACCGGAAGACTTCTTCGATCATTGTTCCAGGAGAGACTCTTCTGCAAGCAATGTTCAAATCATTAATCTTAACGGTATGCGAATAAATGTTCGCAACGATCAGCCTCCACAATACTGGACAAGTTTCGATGATTCCACCCTCATCATGGATTGTTTCGATAGCAATGTGGATTCAGTGCTACAAGCGGGAAAGACTTCTTGTTGGGGCGTTAAGAATCCTGAGTGGTCTGGCTTGGATAGCAGCATTCCTGATCTGCCTGCCGAAGCGTTTCCTGCTCTTGTTGAAGAAGCTAAAAGCACTGCTTTCTATACTCTTAGGCAAGTGGCAAACGAAAAGGCTGAACAGAAGGCTAGCAGACAGCATCGTTGGCTTTCTCGTAAAGCATGGCGAGCTAAGGGCGGTATCCGTATGCCTAACTATGGTAGGCGCAAGGCTTTCTCTGGTTATGAAAAGAACCCTCTCTTGGATAAAGGCTAATGGCTAAATCATCAGCTTGGCAACGAAAAGAAGGCAAAGACCCAAAAGGCGGATTGAACGCTAAAGGGCGGGCAGCTTATAACAGAGAGACAGGAGGCAATTTAAAAGCCCCTGCACCTAACCCTAAAACAAAGAAAGATGCTGGAAGAAGGAAATCTTTTTGCGCTCGTATGAAAGGCATGAAAGAGAAGCTGACCAGCGAGAAAACAAAGAACGATCCTAACAGTAGGATCAATAAGTCTTTGAGGGCATGGAACTGCTGAGGATTAAATGGAAGTTATTCAAAACGGAAGTTACTGGGTAATTAAGAATACCCGAGGGCCGATCCCTAAAGTTCTTGACGGAGACTGGGTATCTAAAGGAAAAGCTGAAGAAGCCATTAAGCTGTTCCAGCAACAAGTACAAAGTCGAGCAATCAACGTAAGTCAACGTAGCAGAGAGCGCAGAGAACGTGCAATCCCTTCGACAAAAACACAGCCAGACAACAATAGTTGAGGCTAACAACTGGGTCGCTGGCCTTGTAACAGAGGCTTCTCCTATCAATTTCCCGGAAGGGGCTTCGGTAGATGAGGAGAACTTTGTGCTGGACAGAGACGGTTCTCGTAAACGCCGCCTTGGTCTAGGTAAGGTTGGTGATGGTATTCAAGAACTCGGCCATGTATCCGTAAGCGTATCTGGGAGCAGCACTGTATCCAATACGTGCTATGCCTCTATGAGTTATCTCTGGACTAACGCTGGAGAAAATCCTGCTACAAATATCTTTGTTTATCAGTACGGCAACAAACTGTACTTTTACGATGCTAACTCTGCTGACAGCGTAGGCAATCCGTATTTCGGGTCCAACATATCTCTTACGGCAACCATAGGGACTAAGTTCTCTTTTTCCAGTATTCAGGGGAATTTGATTGTAGCTGTAGGGGATCAGCAGCTACGAGTTGTCGAGTACTTGTCTTCTATTTCGTACTCGCTATCGCAAGTGCGTCTTAAAGTACGAGACTTCTGGGGCATAGATGACGGGTTTGCTACGGACGAGCGGACAAGTACTCTCACGGATCTTCACGCTTATAATTTATATAACCAAGGCTGGGTACCAGAGTTCTTTTGCTCTTCTGATCCTGACAACCCTACTACCATGAATAATGGCACAACAGAGGATCCTGTTGAGCGCACGTATCTTTCTCTTGGTGTATATCCCAGCAATGCGGATATCTTGTTCACTGCGCTTACAATGCTTACTAATGGCCGTAAAGCATACTATCCGCACGCTCTCAAGAACATTGTATCCGGTAATACACCCGCTGCTAATGGGCACTACATCATTGATCTCTTTAATCGCAGCCAAGGCCGAAAGGACACTTACGACGAAGATATAGCTGCGGGTTGGACTGCTCGCAGGGATTATAAGAATTCCATAGTTACGGACCAATCCACTGGAGGTATTAGAAGTATTGCAGCCTACGCTGGCCGTATCTTCTATGCCTGTTCTGCTGGGGAAACTGGAGGAGACTCCAAGAGTCCCCATATTGGCACATTCGTGCTGTTCTCTAAATTGGTGGACTCAATCCAGGATCTTGGGAAGTGCTATCAAGAAGCGGATCCTACTGCAGAAGATATCTCGGATCTGATTGATACAGATGGAGGGTACATACAGCTTCCTGATGCAGTAAACATCAAAGCATTGATACCTTTTAAGAGCGAGCTTCTTGTCTTTGCGGACAATGGCGTATGGTCTATTGCGGGAGGAGATAGGGGCTTTACGGCTACCGAATACCAGTCAAAGTTTCTCACGAACAATGGGGCTTTGTCTACCGACAGTATTGTTGTCACGCCGGATGCAGTGCTGTACTGGAGCCGTAACGGTATCTTTGCTCTGGGCGTAGGGCAGACAGGTATTGAATTCCAATCCTTGACTGAGTACACGATTCAGCGTCTATATAACGCTATTCCGTACAACTGCAAGAACAACGCTATCGGTATATACGATGACGCATCGTATCGCTGCCGTTGGTTGTACCAGCAAGAATACAATGCGGATGCGCCTCAAAAGTTCACGCATGAATTGATCCTGGATCTCTCTATGCCTGCATGGAGTCGCTTCAAGTTTTACGATCTTTCAGTTACTTTTATCGCTACTCCTAGAGTAACAGGATATTTAACGACGCCAGTAGCATATAGAAACGTAGTTGGCTCTGATTTCCGATATACAGGGCTTGAAGAACAGGATTCTCATACGTACTCAATGTCTTTATTCTATTACAATAATGAAAACTTTGAGGACTGGTCAGCAGTAGACGCAGCCGCCTATCTTATAACGGGGTATCTTCTGTGAAACCTATTCGTAGGATACAATCTTGGAATACACAAAATTTTCAAAATCAACAAGATGGCCAATCAAGTTTTATATCTCCATCTAGATATAAAATGGCTCCTTACCTAACCGCGTATTTTAACAGAACGGAAATAATTGTTCCTGATCTTGCGGTACAACCTTGGGAACCTCCTGATAATGGAGGAGGAGGGGGTGGAGAACCGTATGATGATTATGTTTCTACTTTAAATTTAGATAACTGGTGGAAATTATCAGAGGCTTTCGACTATCCTGACACCAGTGGAATAAATTCTGGTACTCAAATTTACCCAATAACAAGATCAGGTTCAAGTACAATAGGGCTTGGGTACGAATCTCAAGTAAGTACAGTAACTAACGGAACTTACGATAAAAAATCCATAAGATTTTTAGATATTAAAGATCTTTCGATATCTTCTTCAAACGTACCATTTGGATTAGTAACATCTACTGCACTTGGTTCCGGTTTTACGACTGCTTCTCCTTTTTCATTGCATGGTTGGTTTATTTTAGAGAAGGCCAAAACAAATTATATATTTAGAACCCATAATACGATGTATTATCGTGGACTACAATTTTATATAACTTCTGCATTAAAAGCGAGATTAGAGTTTGGAAATGGAGGATTACCTGATCTCCCTAATAGAAGAACTTACGAATCTCCTGTCTCTGTAGTAAGTTTGGATACACCTACATTTATAGTAGTGAACTGTACTCCAAGTACAGTTGCTGCAAATAATGTTTTCGAGGTTTGGGTTAATGGTGTAAAAATTAGTATGGCTTATACTAGTGGAACTGCAACTACAACTTCGTGGCCGTCTGGCGATAACACAAATTTTGGAGTATACGGGGCTAATACAGGTGCACAACCAACCGCTGTAAATTATTCTTTAGTAGGAAAAATAGATCAAATAGGCCATATAAATAGATGGTTAACTCAGACTGAAATTGAAACAATGTGGGATTTGGGTAAATTTTAAATGCGTATAGGTGCATCTCGACAGAAGTACTCTCCGTGGCTTGTTGTGCATTTCAACAAGACTGAAAGCATTTCTGCTGATTCTCCTGTGGATCCGTTTGGCCCGCCATCAGGCGGAATATACCCGTATGATGATTACGCAAGTGGTTGGTCAGGCGGACCTGCACTTCATTACTGGTGGAAGATGCGGTTGGATGTTACAGCAACATCCTCTATATCGCAAACTAATAGAGGAACTGGCGGCACAGCTATTCTGTATAGCAGCGATAGAAATTCAATGAGTAAGACTTTTGCAGTAACATTAGGAACAGAAGACTCTTCTGCTCTTGTTCCAGCAGGGAGTGCCGATAGAACTGTTATTTATGCGCCTAATGTTGAAATTAACGGTACGCAACCTTTTACTGCTGGTATATGGGTAAGACCGAAGGTTCAAAACCAAGGAACCGCTTTGTTATTTCAATCCAATCTTGGATCTCCTGCGGATAAACTTGATGCTAGCAGCTACAATGTTTATCGCGGGCTATGGGTTGAATTAGTCAACGGTAAAATTTGGGCGCAATTTGGAAATGGGCGAGGAAACTCATACACTAACAGAATTTCTTTTGAAACAGACTTTAGTTGTGTTGAAAACGATACTGTACAATTTGTAGCAGTTTACTGTGATCCAACCAGCTATCAAACGGCTGAAGCATCCCTCTGTCCTGTATTTAAATTGTACGCAAATGGAAGGCAAATTCCATACCATAGAAACGGAGGAATAGGTTCTGTTGCTGGCGGGTATTTTGGAGACTCAGCATACCAAGCCGTTGCTTGGTCAACTTTAACTAATAGTGTTGGACTTAGTGGCGTAGGGTTTCCGGGGACACAAAAAATTTATTGGCATAATAACGTAATTGATGAGCCTTTTGTTCATTTTGACGAGATTACTCCGCACCAAATTCGTAGGATGTGGGAAATAGGTATTACTGGAAGTTCCGATTTCACTACCGCAAGTGTTGCGTACACAAGCTCGGATCCTTATTTTGATAATGTAGTCTGGCTTATACACGGAGAAGGTACTCTTTCTTCTGTCAATATACAAGATAGCAGTAAATATAATTGGCCTGTGACTGTAACTAATAAAGCCTATATAGACACATCAGAGAAAAAATTTGGAATAAGTTCTGTTCGTTTTGCTGGAACTGGTGTCGCCACTGGTGGAGGCGCTTGTATTGAAAACCCAGGCACTACAGAAATGATGCTTGGTTCTGATGATTGGACTATTGAAACTTGGTTGAATATTAAACAAAAATCTACAAACCTAGCTATTATTTTTGATTCTTGTCCTATTAACTTTTATGCTAGGCATAACCAACTAAGACTTTCTCCTGCTGGTGTTCTTGCCTATAATGTAAATTCAACGTATCTAAGCTCTTCTTTTACACTATCAACAAGCGTCTGGTATCATGTTGCTGTTGTTAAATCCAATAATCTTGTCAAAATGTATATAGATGGTCAAAAAACTGGATTAGAGTTGACCGATACGTATTCGTATACAACTGGAAGATTTCGTTGGGGAGCAGATAGCGCAGCCCATGAAACATTTGATGTGATTGGTTATAGCTTTAATGGATGGATGGAAGAGATGCGAATAACTAAAGGTGTGGCTAGATATACTAGCAATTTTACTCCTCCATCTGCTGCATTCCCAGACGGAACTCCTGTTTAAGGTAATAACATGGCACTACAGAATCAATCATCATGTCTAGTACAGGCTCGATGGGAATGGACAACCTCCGAAGACTCTAATCGTTGGGGAAGCGAGTTCCAAGCCTATCGTTTTAGGCAACCTTTATTTGTTGAGGAAACTAACAGCAGCCTTAGCGACGGACTATCTGTTATTACTACTCGTAACAAGATACGCGGTAAAGGTAGAGCGTTGTCTTTTCGATTCAGGACAGAACCAGGGAAGGACTGCCAGCTTCTAGGTTGGAGCGTGGAACTAGGATGGAACCGCGAAGTATGATGTCCGTACTGGATGAGAATCTGTACTGGAGGATCTCGGGAGATCGAGCGCCTACTGGTGAAGTTATCCTGCACTGCACAATAAAGAGGTGGACTCACACCGTATACAAGTGCTTGATGGGCCAAGTCTGTCAGTTGCAAATGATGATTAAAGAACCCTTGTATGCTCCTTGGGTATCGGAGAAACAAGAGAAGTTCATGGCTATGCTGGGATTCTATCCTACCGAGAAATACATGGTAGGAATAGATCAGAATGTTTATCAATTGTTTAAGTTCGAGGTACATTAAATGGGTGTTGCAATTATTGCAAGTCTAGTAGGGAGTGTAGGCTCTCAAGTCATGGCTGCAAAAGAAGCCAAGGACGCAGCTAAGGAGCAGCGTAGGGCACAGAAAGTAGAGACTGCCATCCAGATGGAGCAGAACCGAAAGAGTGCTGTGCAGGCAATTAGAGAGGCTCGTATCCGTTCCGCTATGGTACAGCAATCCGCTACCAACACCGGAGCTATGGGATCAGGACAAGCTGGCGCTATCGGCAGCATTCAAAGCCAAGCAGGGGCTGCTCTTGGATTCCAGGGTATGCAGCAGCAAGCAGCAATGAACCAAACACAGTTCTTGGCTAATGCCGCTAGATCGCAAGGCCGTGCTGGTACATATGGAGCAGCGTCGGATATTTTTGGTCAGCTTGCTAATTTCGGACTCGCGGCGAAACAGGGAAGGCTCTAATGGCTATAGAACTGGAGCAAACGTATTCTATTACGCCTCCTAGGCAAAAGGAGTTGTACACTCCTGAGCATTTGGATTCTTTGGCTTTGCAGTTTAGTACAGCTCAAGGAAATCTGTCAGAGAATGCAATGGAACTTAATCGTCTTCGATTAAAGAACGGCGATGAACCGTTTATGAAAGAAGAGTTGGTTCAGAAAGCTAACCAAGGTAACAAACAAATTTCTGGGAATATCCTTGACTCTGCTTTAAGAGAAGGAAATGTAGATCTAGCAGAAGGAGTTGTTAGAGGCGGAGTACCGCAAGAAATTCCTGATATGGTTGTCCATAATCTTGCTGCGGATTATGCGGCAGTAATTAAAGATTCTGATTTTAGTCAAGTAACTACCCCAGAAGATTTGGGTTTGGATACGCAGAAGAATGCTCGTCTTCTTGCATTGAATAATGCCTTGAACGAGGTTATGTCAGAATATGACAGGGCTTACGGAATAAACGAAGAAGAGATGCAGCAATACTCTCAGGCAATGGCAATTGCTGGGGGCGCTCTTGCTCCTATGGGCGCACCTTTTGCGGCAGCGGCGCAACCTAAAGCTGCTAAAATGGGGAAAGATTTGCTGATGACATATGTCAACAGTATTTATTCTTTTGCTAAATCTGGTATTGGTGTTTCATTCTTTTTTCCGGGAAGTCAATCCAAAATTACTTCTTCTGAATTGTTCGACCCAAGTATTTCTGATGAAGAATTTATTAAAAGGCTTAATGTTGTCAGGGACAATGTTCGAAATTATTATCTGAGCGATGACTTTAAAAACAATCCTTTGGCAGCAACTAATCTTTTGATCGACAGTCTCGGCACGGGCCAGTTGGATAATCCTGCATTTAAAGAACTTGCAGAGATTAAAACAGTAATTGACGAGGAAGGTAGGAAGCAAGAAAATTTGCTTGGCAAGGTTTTGGATCCAGAAAGTAAAGTTATGGGCGTACTGATGGAACCTACTTTTCAAAATATAATTGATAACCCTGTTTTAGATATTCCTTTTGCGCTTTCTGGAATAGACCTAGTTAAAACTGTATACGGGAGTACCACTGCCGCTAAAATTCTTGCTAACCAAATAAAGACAGGAAAGGTTACTGCGGCTAATTGGCGTTCTCTAACTCAGATGAATTACCCTCGTGGAATCCAAGATCCCGAACTTCTTTCTAGTGTTCAGAGAAACATAGATACTATTGAAAGCGGTATTGAGCGTACAATTGAGCCGCTCAGGGTAGAAGCAAGTCCTATGCAGATTGCGGCAGAGCAAGCAAGAATCCAGCGCACAGAATTCTCTGGAAAAGACTTGGCTTATTTTGAACATCTTCCGGAACAGAACAACCAGTTCATCGGGGTTTACCTTCAAGCGCGTTCTGGCAATCCTTTCTTTAGTGAAGACAGCGCAAGGAAAGCTGCTACTGCAAGGGGGTTCACTGACTTCGAAGTAGTGCCTAATGCCAGGGGTAATGGATTCCTTATCCAAGTAAAAAGATCCATTGATGAATCTAAATTGATGGATCCAGTGATTCCGGATGATGAAAGTTTTATAAGAACCCTCTTTGGAGCAGGCAAATACGGATATTCAACAAACGTAACGGGGACTCGCAGTCAAAGGTTTGGGGGAGGTACTGGCGCTCTCAAGACTACCGGATACTTAAAACTGTACGATCCTTTGCTAGAGAAATTCTCTAAACTTTCCAGAGAAGATGCAAAAAGTGTAGCGAATGTTATTCTTAAAGGTATGCGTACTCCGCATCCAACAGATCCTAGCGGAAGGACGCTGGGAAAATGGTTTGAGACTGAATCAGAACTTAACCAAGCATTCATTGATATTTATCAGCGTCCAGCGACCTTTGTAGAAAAGGATGCGTATTACGCTTATCGTATGGCTTCTGATCTTGATTATGTTTTGATGAACAAAGCTAAAAGAGATTGGATAGTAGCTAATGGATATAACCACATTAAGTTTAACGGTTTAAAGAATCTTACTGAGCCTGTCATTGGAAAGATCGTAGAGAATACTGGGCCAATTGCCAAGGACGCCAAGTTTCTTCTGCCTAATGGGCAAGTAGTAGATAAGACTGCTGCCGCCGCCAGCATAGCGAATAAAGACAATGTGGTTGTTAGTGTATACGGTAGGATGACTTGGGGTGATGATGAGATTACCCACATTATTCATAACCGGAACGATGTAGCTTCTTCTGGCGTTAATAAGTACGTTCTTGGTTATACTGAAGGCGGGCCGCGCCGGTACGCAGAAACTCATTTGGTTAAACAAGACGGCATAGACGGGAATTTGATTACTCACGCAATCTTTCCTAGCCGAAAGAAAGCCCTTGAACATGCAGCGAGGATGGAAGCTGTTTCTAAAGAATTTAAGGATTACAAAGCTGCTGTACAGAAACTTGGCCCTGGTGCTAATGCTCAGGCGGTTAACGCATTGCGTAGACAACACGATGCTGCCATACAAGCGGCTCACGATGGATATACATTGCAGCGAGTAGAGGACGAAGTACTTCGCGGAAGATTTAATCCTGATAGCGAGTTCGTGCATTTGTACGATAGAGAAGCAATGCCTCGTGAGGGCATTCTTGGAGATCCTAATCTCCAGTCCTATCAGTACAGAGGTGGATTGTATTACAGTCCTCGGGGAGAGCATCTTACTAATGGATACCTTGAGCAATACGCTGATTTAATTTCGCCGTTCGAGGCTCTTGGAGATCAGATAGCGCACGCCTCAAGGATGGCAGGCTTCAATGATTTTGCTATTAAGGAAATTAATTCCTGGATGGCGAAGTACGGAAAGTTTCTTGAACTGAAAGATCCTAATATCCGTTTCCCTAGTCCGGAACAAAGATTCCGCGATGGGACATGGAGGCCGAGTATAAATCTTTCTTTAGAAAAGAAAACAATAGCAGAAGCTCAAAGGATGCATATCCTTAGAGAGGTTGGGCACATAAGTGGATTCAATAAAAAAGTTTTAGAAACTAAAACTAATATAGCGAAAGCAATGGCTAACTCTTTGGGGGATAAGTCATTTGCTAAGTGGATCCCAAAGGCCGTCAAAAGAGGAACTATTGTAACTGACAACGATGCTGTTAATTTTCTTAAAGCCCTGAACTATATAAGATACATGGGTTTTATTTATCCAGGCCAGTTTTTGCTGCAAGGATCTTCTGCTTTGTTAGCAGTGGCAAGAGGCGGGCTTAACGGTATTCCTGCTTTTAAGGATGCTCCGTTTATTCTAATGGCAAGTGCTAGTGATTTTAATAATAGAGTTGTTAAAATTCTGGACACTGAGGCTTCTCTTGCTCTTGGATATAAGAAAGGCGATTTCACTAAAATGCTTTATGATTGGCAACGAACCAATCTTAAAGAGATAGGGAAGACGGAAGGTACGCTGGACACAATTGCGGACATAGGTAACCTAACTGGTCCTATTTCCAGAGCTTTCTCCAAAACAACTGAGTTCGGGCTTATACCTACCTTTGAAGGCGAGAAGTTCGTAAATGCTACCTCTTTTGGTATTGCTCGAAGAGAAGCAATTGATCTTTCCAAGAAAGGTCAGTTCAAACAAGGAAGCGACGAATACATTGCTTGGATCCAAGGAAGAAGCAATGAACTTCAAAACAATGTACGAAGTGGAAACAGTTTTTGGTGGCAAAGAAACGATGCTACTGCGCTAACGATGCAGATGCTTAACTGGTCATGGAAACAAACCGAAAGTCTTTTATTCCTTGATCGGAGTTTAACTGGAGCAGAAAGACTTCGTTTTATTGCCGCGTCCATTGGACTGTGGGGCGCTAATGGTTTTCCTGGTGGTACAGCTATCGCTGATTATTACTTCAAGCAAGCGGCTGAAAGAGCGGAAAAAACTGGAGAAGAGCCTCCCAGCATGGAGGCCATGAAAAAAGTTTATTTGGGCGGCGTGGATGCTCTTTCCAGAATGTTGGGAATAGACTCGGCGTTCTCTTCTAGAATGGGTAACGGAACTTTGTTAAGTACATTGTACACAGATTTTCTTGAAACAAAGCAAAGTGTTCTTGCAGCTTATGGTGGCGTATCTAGTTCGACCGTTATGGATGTATACAATGTATTCCCTGCCCTTGGAGAGATTTTTGCTGCGGCAAGTTTGCGACAAGCTCAATCCGAAGAAGTAGATTGGGGAGGTGTTTTTGATGCAGGTGATCTTATTTTTAGCGAATTAGCTGGCCTTACTTCAAGTTGGAATACTGCATCCAAGGCATATTTTGCAGAGAAACTGGGATTTGAGATCAATAGAAAAAGAAATGCGATTACTAATTATAATGCAGAGGCTTACCCTAATTTCTTGCGATGGCTTGGAATAGCTAGTGGCGACGAGACTATTGCTTTCAGAGTAAATGAGTGGGATAAAAATAAACAGCAAATGATGTGGGATTACGCCAGTAGTATTGTAGAGCTAGAAATACGATACGAGGCGGCTTTGCGGGATGGCAGTGTGTCTCGAATGAACCAAGCAAAAGTATCCATGCAGGTTCTATTGGATACTATTCCTGACAGTATTCAAGGAGAAGTAGATAGCAAGGCTGCTTCGATTATGCGAAATCCAACTACTCAAAAGAGACTGGAAGAAGCAAAGAAACAAGGTTTCATTTCTAAATAAGAGGAAAACATGGCGACAGATTTTAGCATTCAAGCTACTCAGATTAGTCCCGTACAGAACGCTGTTACTCCACAAGCCGGGGCAGTGGATCAGTCTGGAGCTATTATAGGAAAAGCTATTGCTGGTGCAATTGGCCCAGCAGTAGAACTCTATGGCACTGTCAAAGAACAGGACTTCAAAAGAGAGGCAGAGAAAGAGTTCCGCATGAATCTTGGATACACTGCGGATCCTCTTGGGCAGCAGTACGAACCAAAAAGTCCTGGTGAAAAGGAATTGGATCAACTAGCGGATCGTGCCTCTCAAATGGGCGTTATGGGTGTCGGAGATAACGCTGCGCTTGTTCTTGCTGCAAGAGCTAGGGCAAAGATTGCGAAAGAACCTTGGTTTGCAGAGCGGTACAAAAGAGCCGCTGGACAGATCAACGAAGAGTACGCTCAGACACTCCAGTTGTTGGATGCAGCAGCAGCAAGGGCTGCGGCTAATATGTCTGAGGCGGAGAAAATACTTGCCAAGAAAAGAGAAAGTGTTTACACACATGCAGCAGCAGCTGGTATATCTTTTACTAAACCTATTGATCTTATGGATGAACAAGAGTTAATAGCAGCAGATCAACAGGCTCTTCTAAAGACATCAGAACTAGCTCATCTTGACGAGTACCGAGCAACCAAAAGAGAAGAAAGAGCCGTTCGAGCAGATGAAAGAGCGGAAGAACGCCTAGGATTCAGCAGGGATGAATTCCAAGCCGGTCAAACCGATAGGGGAAGAGAAGCGTTTGCTACGTTTAACAATAACGTAATGGCAGGGAGAGAAGCGTACTACTCTCAAAAACTGACTGATACGTTGTATTCTTTTATTGACAGCGGATTGCTTACCACTAACCCAGCAGAAGCGCAAAACCAATTTAATGCGGGAAGCACTCGAATTCTTGCAAATATCCTAACAGAACTTAACAAACCTATTATTGATCCTAATACAGGCCAGCCTGTATTTCTTGATAGGAAATCGATTGACGATACTTATAGAAGATTGGTGGATCAAGTTGACAGGTACAGAGAATCTTTTTACGGCAAAGGATCCAATGCTGATGTAGTTGCTTCTCAAGCAAAAGCTCTAAAAGATAGGTACAATCTAGATATACTGAAAGATCCTGTTCTTGGAAAAATTTTTAGTTATCCTTTTGGAATACAAGAAAGCATTGTTGCTTCGTTGAGATTAACTGAAAACGATATGCCTGAACTCAAAAAATCTATTCGTGGATTGCTTACAACAAATGATAAAGCACAAGCAATTTCTTCTGTTATGCAAGGAAATCCGGTAGATCCTGCTCTCAACAATGTTGCCACTGCTGCGTCAATTGCAGGAATTGATCCAGCTATTGCTATGCAAGATCCTCAAGTCTTCCAGAATTTTCTCAGTCAAGTAGCTGGAGAGGTATCTCTAATTAATCGAAACGAACGACCAAAAGCGTACTTAAAAATTGTACGCCCTGAAATTGCAAACGTTGTAGGGAATCTTCCTAATCCGGAAACAGCTACCGAGAATATCCGTAAGGTTGCACAACAGCAGATAGAGGATCTTCAAAGAGATATAGGGCCTCTAATCGGAAACCTTAGATACGGGAAGGACGGAGTGTTTGTATCTACGGATCAAAGGGCTAACAATACTGCTGCTGCTCTTAACGGAGTAATGGGTGTTCTCGAAATAGTTGATAAGCACGGTACTATCCGATACGGATCAAGGGATGAATTGGCTAAGAAGTTCTTCAACGTGAACATTGGTACTGCTCCTGCCCAAGTCGAGGCAGATCAATGACACTCTCCCAGAAGCAGAAGCTGTTCTCCAAGATGATTGCAGAGTTGATTCTCTGGGCATACGAGAAAGGCTACGAGATCACTCTAGGGGATGCCTACAGGGATCCACGCTTGCACGGAGAACTGGGAGTCAAGATGGGGTACGGAGCTAGGAACTCTTGCCATAAGTTGAGACTCGCAATGGATCTCAATCTGTTCGTCAACGGCAAGTACGTTACGGATGGAGAGGCACACAAGCCTCTGGGAGAGAAGTGGGAGTCAATGGGTGGATCCTGGGGTGGACGATTCAAGGATGCCAACCATTACTCCCTTGAGCATGATGGGTTCAAGTGACTTTTGCGAAGAGATAGCATCTCTAGCTTGACGCCCCTTCGGGGGCGTTTCTCATTCTGTATCCTCGTAACACTCCAGTACGCTCTGGAGATCCATTCCTAGTCCGCAGTTACAGCAGATAAACCACAGGCCATCTCCTTTCATGTGGATATTCCATCGGAAGGATTGGATATTGTCATCCGCAGAACATACGTGAGCTAATGGCAAGGCCTCCAGATCGTCAGGAGTCAGCCTCTTTGGTTTCGGGAAGTTCTTTACCTTTGAGTCCGGTTTATCAGAGTCCACAGACGCCTCCTTTACACGCGTCATTTTCTTCGTACACAACTCCTTTGTGCTTCATAGCTTCCTTGTAGGATACAGCTTCTAGCGGTTGTCCGCCTCTAGCGCCGTCGGGATAGCAAGTAAAGCCGCGAAGACGGTGAGCGTACTTAGCCAGTATATTGGAGAACTCCCCAACGCGATCATCATTATTGAGATCGCTACCCCAAGAGGGGAGATTAATAGTACTAGAGATAGACATATCGACATAATCCTGGACATCGGCTTGGAACCTCACTCGGCGTTCCCAGTCAGGAACGAGGTCAATTGCAGTCTCGATCTTGTTAGGATCAATGCCTTCACGGATAAGTGCGTCCGCAGTAGCATCCACTACGTACTCGTACTTCCACTTGTCCCCGTCTACTAGGTATCGTCTTTTGTAAGCCACCGCAAACAAAGGCTCAATGCCAGTAGTAGTACCAGCCAGTATACCAATTGACCCAGTGGGTGCGATTGCCCTATAAGCGACAGGGCGACTAATACTGAGACGATCACAAAGACTATTAGCTGCTCGTTCAGACTCTTCACGATACACCTCCATCCACTGTCGAAGCTCAGGAACCATCTCGTACTTGTAGTTCCGCTTCAGAAGCCATTCATGTATTCCCATGAGTCCAAGACCCAATCGGCGGTTCTTCTTGCGAACTTCGTATACCTTTTTGTAGGGAAGGTCCGCCGTAATAGTTCCGCATACCAGAAAGCCAGACGCAAGCCGAACGACTTCCCTGAACTCTTGTAGTGTATCAATCCGGCCAATGTTAATACTACCAAGGTTACACACATCAGAATCATCAGCGGAAGTAACCTCAGTACACGCATTACGAAGAGTTTCATTCTCTTTGTCTCCGAAGTTGAACGAGAATCCTGGTTCTCCTGTTGACATAGCTTGTCGGCAATTATCAATAAATACCGACGGAATGTATCCTTGCTGGACTGCATCAAGGAATGCATCGTCGTAGTTCAGAGAGATGTTGGTCATATCTAGCGGAGCAGGGAAGTTGAAGTTGTCGTTCTTGGCATCGTGCAAAGAGTACCCTGCATGGATAGGCATGTCCTTCCAGTTCTTTACCTTCAGGAAGGCTTCTGCGTCCCCGTGTCGCCAATTGATGCTGGCGTAGATGGCAGAGCGTCTAGAGCCACCTTGCATAACATTTCGTCCGACTTCGTTGATAGAGTGCATGAGAGGGATAGGCCCGCTTGCGCGACCTCCAGTACGGCCCAGATTTGCCCCATGAGGACGGAAGACAGAATAATCCACGCCAATCCCGCCCCCAGACATAAGGCAATCGCTGGCCCTTTTAAGGAGCCTACCCCATTCTTCGCGGGTATCTTCTTCTCCCCTGAGAAGGTAACAGTTGTTGTAGAATCTTGCCTGACGCCCTGCATAGTAAACATACCGACCTCCAGGAATGAACTTGAACGAGGCGATGAACTTCTCCAAGGCGTCTTGATGATCCTTGGCAAAGAGATTAGTGGTCACATCTTGTACAATATCGTGGGCCTTCTCAGCCCATGTCTGCTCTGGGCGCAGAGCGTACTTGTTCTTGAATACATTCTCACCGAAGCTGTTCCGGAACTCAGTCATGCCGTTGTCTCCTTTCAATTTCACGTTGGACATACCACAGAGCTTTCTGTAGGTCTTGTATTGTATCGTCCTTTAGTCCTGCCCTCCAGAGATATTTGATTGCATTACCAACGCAAAAATTAAAGTGTTCCGTTACTTCGATGGCTTCAATGCCGGAAGGATGCTGAGTGTAGTGTCTAGGATGGTTTACATTATCTCCTGTGTAGTCGCTGAGATTGAAGTCGATTTCGGAATCGTCCATGTCATCCCCATTGATCTGCCATTGCTTGAGCTATGCCGGTAAAGGCATCCCGAACTCTGCCGCTGTACTCGCAAGCTACCAGAACTCTCATAGCCAATTCCTCAAAAGATAATCAAGAGAAAGAGTAACGATATCGTAGGAGCCGTTCTGTACCTCTGTCAACATCAGAGCGCCGCGCCAATGCTGATTCCCTTGGAACTGCATATAGTCTTCTTCGTGCTGGTAGAACGCTCCAGCAATGATGCACTGTACGCGAGACCCGTCGGTCTTTACATGAGGAGAGATGTAGTAATCAAAGGTCTGCTGGTGACCAACTATCCAGGATTCATGCTTCTTGGTAGCGATCAGGTGCGCTCGGGAGATAGGTCTTCCCATGCTCCCTCCTTGTGCATAGTGACAGAAATTAACTCCGTTGATTCGGACAGGGCTAAGAAAAGCATGTTCCTCCCAGCCGAAGTATCTACTGAGATTGTAATCTGGCAAGGCCCCCTGCAAAAAAGGCTCTTGGGCAATGAGTCGGTCCCTTCGATTTTCGTGATTGCCATAGCAGAATACCTTCCTCGGTCGATAAGGTCTGTGTTTGCTCTTGATCTGTTGATCGTTGTAGCGATTTACAGGAGATAGGAGAGCTTCCATTCCCTCCCATCCAGCCTCCAAGTCAGAGAGCATCCGTGCTCCCTCGTAAACAATGTGCCCCTTGGAATTATGCTGACCCAAGGATGGCATATCGAAGTGATCGCCTATATGCACGATAACCTCTGGCTTCTTGTCCAAGATGTAGTTACCTAGCGCACTGAGATGTGTCAAGGGTACATCCGCTTTGACTTGGGTATCTGGTATCACGATTATTCGCATGACTCTTTGTCCTTGTCGAGATTCCAGAAGTACAGACAAACCCCCTCTTCATCGTCATAAGGAGGCATTTCAAAGTACGCTTGTCTTAACTCATGTGAGCTAGCCAGTGCTCGGTAGCACTTGTATCTAAGAGGACAGCCTTCTCCAGAACACATGCATATATCAGGCATATTTATCTCCAAACAGTTGCTTGAACTGTTGTAGTGCATCCTCTGGTATACCAAGCCTCTGTGCCCATTCCCTGCACTTCTCTCGGGTAGGTAACTCAGCAGCGCCTATAGCTACTTGCCATAGTTCATTCTCTACCTTCACTCGGGCATTTAGTGACTTAGCGTACAGTTCCAGATCAGACATCTGCTTCTTTGATCCAAGGACGCTCGATGTGGAACCAAGAAAGGATGCTGTCGATTACAGCGTTAATCATCTTGGCTTCAGCTTTCGAGTCCTCGTACAGGTAAGCATCATCGTCATCCATGCGACGGAGTTCGTTAAAGCCCTGAGCTACGCCTTCTTCCACTGCCATGATAAGAACCTGGTATTCATCAGCTTTCATCAGAATTGCTCCTCAAGTTGGATTTGGACAAGACGCTTTCCCTTCTTGGCGAGATCATCCTTATTCATCTCACCAAATCTAGCCTGACCGTACAGGAACTCAACGTGCTTATACGTTGCATCCATCTTACGATCTGACCAGAATATCGTATCCTTGGTCTCCACAATGTACACTTTCATTTGCGTCTCCTGCGTTTCCGCTTCTTCCCATGACTCGGATGCATCACAGTTGTCTGTGGAGCCTCCAAGTAGTGTACTACCGCTTTGAGGAATTGAATCTTATCGATCCCGCTCCTACCAGCCCAGTTCTCAACTCGTCCTAGCACTGCGTTGCACCATCTGTGCAGAACGTACCGTATCATTCCAGTCTTATGGCAGTGGTCCAGTGCCGCATCATCGAGAGCTATCATCCTTTTGCACAGAGGGCACAAGTACTCCTGATTCTTTAGTTGCTGCTCCCTGTATCCTCGGATCTCAGTCGCTTTGAGAGCAGGCCCTCGGGTGGCTCCCACAGTACTGGGCTTCCGTCTGCGTGCATCCTTCTTGTCATCCACAGGAGCCTTCCTTGTTCGACGAAGTAATCCTGTACGTCGCTTTCGCTCCATTCGACTTCCTTACCGTACTCTTGGTACAACGTCCATATCTCCTCAAGGCGTTCCTGATTGGTATTCAGAGAGTTCAGGATTCGCTTGGCTTTGGTTTCTGCGACTCCTCCTGACCGTACACCTTCAACTCCCAACCGCTCAACGCTGGCTTGTGCCAATCTCGGCAATCCAGGAACATTGTCTGACCTATCGCCAACGACCAACTGGAAGAGGAAATTGTAGTCGGCTTCCGCAATCGTAACGTAGCTCGTAGTCCATTTTCTTGGGTCATAGTTAAAGTGCCAGCCCGGCGTGTTCCATAGATCCTTATCCATTGCAGCTACAACAACTCCGGATTCCCTATCGCTGTACTCGAACAGGATAGCGGAACAAATATCGTCGGCTTCCATGCCATCCACTTCCTTTGCGCCATGGACTTCTTTGATGTAGTCCCTAAGCGCAGGGTAATGCGTGGGTACCCTCATGGTTCTGGTGCCCTTGTATGTACACGATACGGCAATATCTTTTCTGAAGTTGCCTTTCCCTTTTATGTACAGTTCTGCATTGTCAGTGCCTAGACCTTCCTTGATCGATTGGATCTGGAGCTTCAGATTGTGACAAGCGTGGGATACAGGCTCCCCTTCCGCTGCGAATCCACAACGGTACAGCAGGGAGTCCGCATCTACCACTATGCGGTGGAACATCAGAAGATGCTCTCTTCTTCCGTAGTTGCCGCAGGAGCCGCTTCCGTGGGCTTGCTGAACTCGGCACGCAGCGCCTGCATGGTCTTGTACACCTTCTTGGTGTGCTTCGCCCAATCGGCGTAGAAGTCATCATCTCCTACGTTGCGAGGATCGTGCATATTCAACACAAGATCCATCGCCAGCTTGGAAGCATGGCCCAGTTCCACTCCAAGGTTGGAGTATCCGCCGCCTGAGCTTCCACCGGAGGCTTGGGCAGGAGCGCGAGCAGCGCCTCCCACTACCATCACGGACTTGATGTTCCGGTACTTGCCCGTCTTGTCAAAGTCCCACTCGATCTGGACTGTGTGCCCCTGCTCGATGTTCTCCAGTCCCTTGCCTTTGAATGCACCGTACCAATCTTCCCCGATCTTGATCGAAGATCCGTTACGTGCCTTGGATGCTACAGTACCTGTCAATGCTGCCATGTGATCCTCCTTTGGATCAGTGAGTTTCAGACCAATTCTGACCGATCTTGTATTCCCCTGTCAAGGGTACGTTTAGTTTTAACATCTTGCCTGCGGATACGATGGACTGTATCCCAAGCTGCCCTACTTCCTCGGCTACATCTTGGCGTGCCTCCCATTGTTCCTCATCGTGATACCGGATAAGTCCATAGGCATCCAGCCCCTTGCCCTTGATCGTCTTGTCGGCAATGACCATAGCATACTTCATCGTGATCGCCCCTGCCGATTGAAACAGCCGGTTCAGAGCCGAGTGCATGGATTCCACGGGGATACGCCTGCGATCTATGGCGACTAGATACCCACGGTTGGCTGCTACCTGAACCCTGCGATGCAGTTCCTTCAGTGCCGGGTTTGCGTTCCAGTACGCTTGGAATACATCCTCTGCATGAGCCTTGGACCAGCCGAACTGACTAGCCAGCTTGTTAGGGCTTGCGCCATAGGTGACAGCGTACTTGAAGGTCTTAGCCTGTGCCCTCGTAGGCAGTCCCAGAGCCATCTGGTTCTTGGTGTGTATGTCACCAGCCAGAAGTTCCTCGCCGTAGGCTCCGCCGTCGATAGGGAAGGTATAGTGCGCCTCCATGCGGGCCTCTAGGGAACTGGCATCCCATCCAACCATGACGTAGCCCTCCCGCGCAGTGAACAGCCCTCTGATCTCCTCTCCGTAGGCGCTGGATGCCCTTGGAATGTTGGCTATAACCCGATGCGTGAATCTTCCAGTGACAGCCCCTACTGTGTCCGCATCAGATCCAATCAGGCCATCACGTTTCACCCTAGTATGGTTCAGCCAGCCTGATCCTGAGTCAGAGGCAAGGACATTGCGACGGTTACGGATCGTCAGGTACTCCTTGATCTTAGCTACCTGATCCGCAGCACCAGGAATCGCATCCAGACCGGGGCACATAGCACCGTCATCTCCGTGTAGCTTCGGGGAGGTCTTGGTCTTCTTGCGTGTCTCGGGATCCACCTTGTAATTCCAGATTGTAGGCTTCCAACCCAAAGCAAGAAGGTATTCCTTCACCTCGTCACTAGATCCTATGTCCAGATGCCTGTGTCGGTTCAGCGCCTGAGCCAGAGGCAGCGGATAACTCATCAGAGAGTTCTTGCGGGCCTTCCAGCAATCCTCTCGCACTAATTCCCAGCCATTACGCTCGATGTACTTGGTAATCGCTACGCTAGGTCTTCCATCCTTCTTGAACTGTTGCTTCGGAGGCATATCCAGCTTGTTCTCGGGCACTGGAAGAAGCCCTGCGCCTTCCGCTACTCCCTTGGCTAGGCTATTCATGCGAGCAGTTAAAGTTTCATGCAGTTCCTTGGCCGCTGTCACGTTAAAGGTTACACCTCGCTCGTGCTGTCCAGCCACGATGCGTGCCACCTGAGTCTCGATGTCCCACACTTGCTCGGGAATCTTGTTGTTCATGGCATCAGAGATCATCTGCTCGTACAGATAACGGGTTACTTGTACGTCTTCCCTACAGCGAGCCACCATGTCCCCTAATCCTTCAGAAAGAGGGCGCTTTACCAAGCAGAAATCTTTGTACCATGAATCCAGACTATGGCTTGTGCGCTCAGGGTACATGATCTTGGACATGATCAGAGTATCGTGAACCTTGCCATGCTCGTACAGATCCATGCCAAACAGGCGCTTGATTACAGGCGCATCAAAGCGACAGATGTTGTGCCCAACGAAGACAACATCTTCCTTCTCTGTGCAGTACCGAAAGAAAGCAAAGTTATCCGGTCCGACATCCGTAATAACCTCGGTGTACTCATCGCCGTGGTCATTCACACTGAAGACCATGCAAGTAACACGATCAACGGCCATCTGACCAAGATCCTGAAATGCCTTCTGCTCAGGGAAGTTAGTCTCAAGGTCCAGATACACGATCATCATGCGTCACCCCTTGAACATGCGAGTCCAAAAGATTTTTCGGTTTCGTCTATTGCTTTATAAAAGCGTGGATTATTTGATTCATCTATACCATGATGAAACATCTGATGAGAGATCTCAGAAATAGTTTTCTTGACAATCAACTCGGCGAACTTTTCCCAATATTGAGGAGGTACATAGTAACCATGAGGCATATCTTTGGTGGCATCCAGCATCATTTGTTCAATTAGTTTGTTCATGCGCCATCTCCTAACTATATTCAGCTTCCAAATACTCATCCATCGATTGCGGCGTACTCTCAGGGATCTCCTCATCCACTGGAATCATGCGACCACTGTTATGCACGTACTTACACCGTCCAGCCTGACCAGTGTAGCCCCAAGTCCTGTTCTTGAGTACACGCAAGGATACGAAGTCTTCCGATCCATCCTCGGCTTGCTGGTTCCGCTCCATTGCAAGCACACCCCAGCTTAGTTGCTCCAATGCAGCACTGCCACGCAGATCCGTGAGCGAGACATTCCCTCCCTCGTTCAGCGACTTGCCTGCATCACGGGATTCCCTGCGCTTGAGATGCACTACGTTGATAAGACCAACGCCGGTAGACACTACCATCTGTGCGAGATCCGTCATAATCTTGTCGATCTCTTTGCGTTCATTCTGCACATCTGAGCCAGAGATGACCATGCTCAAGTGGTCAAGGATGATGAAGTCCACGCCTGATCTGGCGTAGTAGAACAGCTTCTCTTTGAACGAACTGCTATCGATACTGCCGAAGTGATTGAAGAAGTACATCTTGCGTACCGTGCGGTCCATCGAACTTTCAACGAGGCGCATAGGTATGCAACCCGGATCCGTGCGGAACTTACTACTCGGTACATTGTTGTCCATCGCTACATAGCTCGCTGCTGTTGCTTCGACAACATCTTCCAGTGCAATGTGGCATACCTTCAGGCCATGCCGTACAACCAAGTCATACCCGATCTCCTTGACTAGCGTGGACTTGCCAATGCCTGAGCCTGCACAGACTGTCAGAATCTCGCCTTTCCGTAGACCGTGCAGTTTGTTGTTCAGACCGGGGAACGGAGTGTCAAAGCCTTCGGGAACGGAGCGCATGAGATCCTGAATGCTGATCTCCGATCCATGCACGATACCCTCTGGCCGGAACTGTGGCGTAGCCTTCACTGCCTGAGCGAACTCAGCCTTAAAGCCACCAACTAGGCAAGCACTCGCATCCTTGTGCGGTACATCGACTAGGCGTACATCCGGCACGAAACCTGAGAGCCATCCAGCAAGTTTCTTTGCTGTTGATTTGCCGGACTCGTCTGAGTCCAGACACAGGTAAACCTTTTGGTATCTGCGGATGAAGTCAATGTCGGCTTGGACGGAGGCATCGACTCGACCGTCACTGTTAGCGCCATTAGGAATGGAAACACAGTCATGGACAGAGCCAGGACTATTTCGTAGCATTTCAGCGATGGCAAGTGCATCTTCCTCTCCCTCTGTGATAATGAGTGCGCCATGCGGCACTTTGTGTGCGACTTGTTTGCCCCATAAACCATTTAGTTTACCGACAACAAAAAACTCTTTGATCTGGATGTTCCGGACCTTGAATCCCGTGATCTTTCCATCCCGATCTGCATAGGGATAATAGGTTCGCTTGGGTTTCCCTGTCGCGGTATCGTACACGCACCGTATGCCGTACTTCTTAACGATCTCCTCGCTGATCTTACGCTCAGGATCATGTCCTTCTGGTTCGGATAGGCAATCCTGAATCGATACCTTGCTTTCCATCCGTGTCACCTCGCTCGCTGATCCGGTTATCTTACCGTGACCAGCATGGCAGAACATACCGCCGTCAGGGTAAATCGTGGCATTGTTTCCACGCTGATCCCTTCCTTCGGCCTCACACTTCGGACACCTTGTCTTCATATCGCCTCACACTGACGCCTCTGCGTCATCCAATGCGTTCAACATTTCGGCCAGCATCTCGCGGGTAAACGTCACCGTATCGTCCCCGAGATCGACCATGACAATATACCGACGCTGCGCGTCACTAAAATCTACGTCCCATTCAATGCTCATCGAAGTTCTCCAATATTGATCCCCACTCTCGTCCCCTTTCTGGTATTGACCACTCGTCTTCTGGTTCCTGCGGTTCAATGTCCAGCACGATGTCCTCGCTTAGGGACTCCTCGTCCCTTCCTTGCATCTTGGCACGCATATCCCGTGCTACATAGCTTCGACACAAGTAACATAAGTCCTCGTACCCGCCGTGTTTCGAGCGCAGAACTTCCATTTTCCTGTTACAGGCCCTGCACCTCATGGCCAGCGATCCTGTTCATACCAGTGAATAGCCGCAATGAGAGCACACAATCCAAGGAACATCAAGACATCGTTCCCATTCATGGCTCGAACACCTCAGCGGGAAAACCGACCGACCTGTGCCAGAAGCCTGCGAAGGCCCTCGCCACCTCAACCTCGGGACAATCTCCCGCGTACATTGACATGAGGTACGCCTGATGCCGATTGATGCAGTAGTTGACCTCGGGATCATCAAGATCCCATCCCCTATTAACCAGGATTTCCTCAATCCAAATCGAGAAGTCACTCATCTTGCTCATTCGATGACCCCCACTTCAATGATTTTGTACGCTTCGATCCCCATCGGAGGGTATTCCCTGCCATCCAGAACGGACACGAACGGTTTGTTCAAATCTTGAACGTGTTGCTCTGCTCTCTCGCGAGTTTTGAATAGCACGTTAAATCGCATATTACCGTGCGTGAACTCCGCTTCGACTTGATATAATTTAAACATCGAGATACTCCTTGTTTCGTACCCATTCGGTTGCCTCTTCTTCCGCTTTACGCATGAGAATGTCTACCAGCAAGCCACCTATGCGCGAGTGATATTCCGGCCCATAACTCGCAGTGATTGCGTTAATCATTGCGTCATCAGTCAAGCCGCCATAATCCAAGACTGATTCAACCCAGCCAAAATCCCCCATTAGATCTTCTATCCTTGCTTCGATCATGCGAGCCTCCATTTCAGGAAAAGGATCAGGTTCATCTGCCGTGTACGCATTCCACATTTCACACCTCCAAAGTAATCGTAGGTGACGGACTGATATTAGCCCATAGTTTCGCAGTGTCAATCGCTGCATTCAGTTCACGATAGTGTCGAGCATGGGGCAGACACTCTCCAGAATCCAGATCCCACAGTGTCACGCTGTACTTGCCGTTTCCGATCTGCTGAATCCTGGATTCCACGCCGTCCTGTTCATTCCTGAATGTCATCTTCATCGTGATCCCCCTTACTAGTACTTAGTACTAGTGATAAACCTTTAGGTTAGTACTTGTACTTACTAGTACTAGTACTGTGATAAAAATACTCTGTTCTGTGCGTAAATCCAATAAGGTTATCGTGAATACTACCAGTATCGGTGCCATCACCCCATATTCTAGCGGTTGACATTGAAACCGGTTCCGTGGTATGGAACGGATGATAGTTGGCTATGTGCCCACGCTTCGATAGCCGTAGCCTCCCTATCGTAATCCTCGTTCGATACTTGCCCGCGCATATACCGCCGGTCCAGATTATCGAAAGACCACGCCACCATCTGCTCAATGTCTTGTTCGTTCATTGCTTTCACCCCGCAATTTCCAAATCAGAAACAGGCACCAATGGGCTGTAATACTTGCCTACATACACCGACGCCGCAGTTTCCTGATACTTGTGCCGTTCCCCATCCTTTCCCGTAACCCAGGATTCTGGACTAATGGATACTACAGTTCCGTATACTTTGGTAAAGGCGCCTTTTTTTGATCTGACCCTATCGCCCACTCTAATGTTCATAACCCATTCCCTCCAATTTCAGGTGGCTACCGATTCCCAATCCGTAAGATTGGTATGTTCATGCAATGGACCCTTGTGCGTGATGGTAGGCGCAGTGATGGCATAATCCGGATGGGATATCCCCACAGAATAGGCCAAAGACTTGCGCGCCCACATATGGGCAATGTCGAAATCCTCATTGTCAAAAGCCTGTACAGCATTGGCAAGGCAGAATCGAGCCGACGATTCCTGAATAGCTGCGCCAAGATTCTTTCTAGCCAGAACAATCGCCATATGTGCCATAGTGTGAGACATCTCCATTCCCCCTAGCGTGTGGACTCATCAGGGCACGCATCACGTACCGACGCCAGAAACCTGGCGTTTCGTCCTCAGTGTTGACGATAAACGAAACCGTACTTAGTCTCGCCAATCAACATACCCTCGCCGTTCAGATAGTCCCGCATGGCAAGGTTCGCGTCGTCTTCATCTCTCCCTGCGTATTCTAACCCGTAATTGTTCGCAATCTCCTGTGCTGTGTCATGCGAGAACTCGCAGCACAAGGCGATCACGTCTAGCTCGTATGCCCCGTCATGCACCTCTTCCAGATGGTCGAACAGGACACGCAGCCCGTCGTACCATCCCACGAGATCATTGTTCTCCGCATGGGTGGCGAAATTGTACTGTCGCCCCATGTCAACGAAGGCATCTACGAATTGGCTGAAGTTGATGGTCTGATACATGGCATTACGCTCCCATCAGTTTAAAACAGGCTACAAGGACAAGGATTGTATAGGCGATACTCGTCGCATACACAATGCCCGATATAATCTCGTTAGCGATACGGTCTATCGTTTCCATGGTACACCTCTTCAATTGTCAGAATAAGCAGGCGCAATCTCGCGTCCCGAATGGGCGCACATTATCGGATCGCCTTCCCAATGAATAAACACTCCGCAGGGTTTCCATTCGTTCCAATCCCTGCTGTCTTGTTTCATAGCACGCAGGATCATGCGGTAATTTTCTCGCGCTGCCTGTGCATCTATGCATTCCCCGTCCGCCATTAGCAGAGCACAAGGATAGCCCCCCGGCCACGCGTATCCATTGGATCGAATGAATGTCTTCAATTCTTGGGTGTTCATGATTCAAACCTCCTCGTGCGACACGTAGATATGCATGACCACGCAGGCACTAGCCCTCTCAGGGGCGACCATGAGGTAGTCCCCCAAATCTACGGCATATGTTCGTCCAGTCCATCCCATCGCTTTCTTTGCCCTGCGAACTAACAGAGAATTGGTGCATAACTCAGGCACTACAAATTCCCCGCGCCGCACCCACGAGTAGTTAGCCTCGCCCCCGAAAGTATCTGTGACTTCACATATGTATTTCATGATTCATTTCCCCTTGTTAAGTTTAGCGATAGCCTGTGCGCGGATCATGTACTCGTCCCGCGCATCAGAGTACCCAAGGATAGCCAAAGCATGATCAATGCCCCATATATGGGCGGGCAGGCCTGTACGCGCCTCATGATCTCGTGCAATCGCCACCAATACCGTCACCGTATGAAGACTCTTTGCCAAAGGTTTCATGCTTTGCTCCCAATAATGAGGATTTCAATGGAGTAGTCCCGCGCTGCATTGATCGCCATATAATGGCCCTTAGCCACACGCGCCACCTGATACTGCCGCGGATTCGACCACCAATTCCTGAGGATGATAGCTGCCCCGTGTCGAGTTACTTCTTCTATGCCGTAAGGCTGTCTCGTCTCGTGGTACGTGTTCATCATTAAACTCCACCTTTTGCCGATTGTGTGGCGTCGATCATGGCGCACCCTGCTAGCACGTCGTCACGGTCGAATCTTGCTACGGCCATGTGCCGGACGTGGTGCTCTATCGCGAGCATGTAGTCCGTTTCATCGCACACATGCGACGCGAGGCGCGCGTACAGATCCGCCAGCGCCACACAATCCGCCGTGGGCGAGATGCGCGCACATATCCAACCCGCGCGCGGGTTTTCCACTAGTTGACCGGTCAGAATGTCAAAGCCCTTGAATGCACCCATTAGATAGCCCTCGCGATCATGTTCGCGCCGGCACCGTGCGCCACGATTGCGACACTGCGCGCGCTCTTGCTACTGGTGCCTGCACACAACCCGCAATCCGCGCACGTCGAACGGAAGCCGGCTTCCGCTGATGCAGGACACAAAACCTCGCGCCCTTTTTCCAGCGTATCGCGCCCCCGCGCTTTCCAATCTGCGCGCGGAATAATTCGGAATGTCCGCGCGCCATCGCGCCACGCGTCGCGCGCGTCCGCCATAGAATCAGCCGACACCATGACAAGATCCGGCGCAAAATCTGCGCCCAACATCGCGCGTTGATGCGAGTAGCCCGTATGCCCCACAGCACGCGATAGCAACGCGCGCCACACATGCGAGGGAACGGCGGACGGATCGCCATATGTGCCGAGCCGCACCATACGCGCGGCTCCGATATTTGCGATAGCGTCAGCGTCAGCGGCCACGCCATACGCGCCGCGATGGAATGCGCGCCACACGATGAGCGGACCCTGTCCGATGGTCACATAGCACGCGCGATTTTTCGCAAGCTTGCGCGCCGGGTCATCGGTTGGCGTGCCACGATGAGGACAAGCCCCACATATCGAATAATCCGCGCCGGTTTTGCTGGCGTCGCGCGGGTCGATATCGGCGCGGAGAATGTAAGTCTGAACCATCGGTCCGGTCTTGGCGTTTTTCGATTTTTTCGCGATGGCAATTACCACTATGGGCGCGCCATCAATCAACGAAGGACCATTATAGATTATCATCGGTTTAGTTCTCCCTTTTGCCTTGCCACCTTGGCAACGCCATGACCAGTAGACTAGTTGAATCCGGACGGAATGCAAGCGATACAGTATCGGGAATGCTGAAATATTTTGACCAATTCTGCTCACCTATTCGGTCGGTCGATTGCATGGATGAACACGCACGCGCACGCGTAGCAACTATCATGCCAAGAACCTGGACTACTGTATAAATATCCAGATGTACAGATGTACATGCCTCTAGAATCGCCTGAGAAGGGCGTACAAGCGAGTTTAGGCTAGGTGCTACCCATGCAGCGGGTAGACTGCTAGCGCACTAATGAGAATGGTTCGCATCTCGTGGGTATTCATGGCGTGAATAGTGGGCCATTGGCCTAATAATGGTTGACGGATCAACGAGTTAGTCAGATGCAGCGTTCGTGCAGGCAGATGTAACGATATGCAGCGATCATGCCACATCATGCACAGGCACGGTACTTGCAATCATGCACGAGTGATGCCAATTGCTCTTGCCATGCAGCAATCGTGCCATGTGACTCAAAGGTTACGCTCGGTGTGACTCGCAGGTCACAGGCTAGGGCCTACCTGGTATCCCGGGGGTGCGGGTGCGCTTTGTATAGTGCATTACACCTTCACAATTTCTGGCATATTTTTTGACAATCCGTGATCCGGACTGAATGTCTTTACGTATCTTAGTACTTAGTACTATTACAGTACTTAGTACTAGTACTAGTACAAGTACTTAAACCTTTAGGTTTATACTCTAGTACTAGTAAGTACTACTAAGTACTAAGTACTAGTACTGTCCTCCATTTCATTCCGGACTGAATGGTACTCAGTGATTCATTCTCTCGTAGCGTAACAAACCAGAGGGGTTTGTTTAAGTAACTAAACGTAAGTCACTTGTCTGACTGCAATGTCCATTCTGGACTGTATGAAATAAATATATACTAAGTAAATAAAACTTGATATAATCAATCCTTTCGGTAGCGTAAAACAATAACGGAGGGCCAAAGTGGCACGTAAACCAAAAAACGCAAGATCACCAGGGCCGGTAAATCGTCCTCAAGTTGTTCGCAGGAATGTTCTGACTCCTTCGGAGCGAGCTGACTTCGAGTACTCAAAATACAGGGGAACCGTTACTCCGGCAGAAGCCAAGAGCTTCGAGGTTCGTTCATTGAGTCAAGCACGAGGCGGTACGGTTAAACCTAAAGGTCAGGCAACGATGACTCCATCGGAAGCCAAGGATTTTGAATCCCGTTCTTTGAATCGTGCCAGAGGCGGAACTAACAAACCAACCAATAAACCGACTCTGACGCCTAGTGAACGCAAGGACTTTGAATCCAAAAGTCTCAAACAGTCCAGAGTCAACCCTAAAGTTACCCCTACGCCTAAACCCGCACCTGCTCCCGTGGCTCGTGCAGCAGCAAGCACCGTGGGCAAACGTGGACTTGGAAGGTTGGCCGCTGGTGTCCTCGGTCGCTTGGCTGGGCCTGTGGGCATTGGATGGGCACTGGGAGAAGCAGTCAAAGATACTTCGCTTGCCCGTAAAGCGCAAGGTGCTGTCACCAATGCAGCAGCATCGCTCACTGGTCTGGCTGCCAAAGAGCGAGCCGCTATGGGATCCATGAGCATGAAAGTATCTCCTCGGAAGACTACTGCTGCTCCAGCGCCTTCAACGCCTAGCGTGCCTCCTAAGCCCGTTATGCAGTCCACCAGCACCCCTACTAGCTCTCCTGCTCCGAAAATGGCTCCTAAGCCCTTACAGAAAGCTACAGGGGCATCCAAGAGCAGGGGCAAAGCTATGTCTGGTGCTGAACTAGCCAATTTCATTGGCTTGCCCCAAAACAACGCAGTTCGGACTTACATGGAAACTGGCAAGCATAAATATCCTAGCGGAAAGAAATAGTATGCCAAAGATTCTAGAAGACCTTAGGAAGAAGATCCAGAAGACAGGTAAGTCCAAGTCCTCGGCTTATGCCATTGCAACCTCTGCTCTCCAGAAGCAAGGAAAACTCAAGAAGGCAAAGAAGAAGTGAATCCGCTTCTACTCCAACCAGCACTCGATCTAGTATCCAAAGTACTGGATCGAGTCATACCTGATAAAGCTCAAGCTGAGAAGGCTAAGGCAGAGTACGCCCTTCTTGTAGCTAAACAAGATCAGGATGAAGTTGACAGCTTTCGGAAGTTCGTAGTAGAGTACGAAGGAGAAGGTGCGAGTGTATCCCCTTCTCTACAATTCCTCAGAGGATCAGTCCGTCCAGTCCTGACGTACCTACTCGCTGGTTTTTATGGTTGGGGTTTTCTACATCCCGGCACCTTTACACCAGAAGGTATGCAAGGACTCTTTCAGTTAAACCTTATCTCGCTTGGTTTCTGGTACGGTGAGCGAGCACTATCCAATCTGGGGCTTAATCTATCGAAGAAATGAGGTAATACGTGGAAGAAGATATCCAGGGAATGGATGATGAATACAAACAAGGTTTGATTGAAGCCTCGCACTACCATCAATCGTTTATCCAGATGACTGCCCGCAAAGGGCAGTTCGATCCCAAACAAGCCGCCCAATGCGTTGAAAGAGCAGAAAGCATTTACGCTGAACTCCTTAATCGCAACCCTTCAAATAGTATCGTTCGATACCAACTCGCTACCCTGTACATGCAGACTAACCGTAACGGTCTAGCCATCAATGTGCTGGAGTTCCTTATCCAGAGTACTCGTAAGCCCGTACTGGAATGGTTCAACAACTTAGGGGCTGCGTACCGCAACGAGCACATGAACTCAGAGGCTCGGGCAGCCTTCGAGAAAGCTCTCAAGGTAGAGTACCATCCCGATGTACTAGCTAACCTCTGTGCCCTATGGGTTAACGAGGGTTACCCAGAGAAGGGTATTCCCTACGGCAGGGAATGCCTGAGACTCTTACCAAGTCACCCCCAAGGGTCATGGAACCTCGGCCTTCTCCTGATGGAGGATAAGCAGTACGAGGAGGGATTCCAGCACTACGCTAATGGCTTCGAGACTGGAGAAAGGATTATCCGGTACTACAAGAATGCC